AACGGTTGCAAGGGCGAAAAAAAGCATAACGAAGAAAATTTTGTTCATGGCTTAATTTTACACGGCTAAAAGTTTGAGAAAACGATAACTCAATCCGCCAAGTAGCACCTTACAGGCAACATATCCCGAATGGCGTGCCTTACGGCATTGTTCATCTCGCCATTCAGCACAACCGCACGCACATGAAACACCCCCGCGCTTTCGCCTGCGTGCGTAATCACGCCGCCATGTTCATGCTCGCCGTTATACATCGCCCCGAAATTTTCTATAAGCTCAACCTCAATTCCAACCAACCTTAACGCGCGTTTAATCGCCCATTTTGTCCCTTTTTTAGAGGCAATTAAATAACTTTCTGCCGCCAAGCGTCTCACATCATTTGCGTTGCGCGCCAATGCCAAAACCGACGGCGGCAATCCGAATGCCAACGCAATCCTTTCCGCAAGCCATATCGGCGTCTCTGCCCCGATACACAACAGGCACGCCTGAACTAATGCCTGATTCTCTAACCGAACCCGACCAACCTCTTCTAACGCAACCGACTGCGCCGTCCACATTCCCTCTGGCTGATACCTCATAACAATACCACATTGACCGTTGGAACAAAATATCTCACACTCGGAAACGACGGCGTAACAATCGGACTGCTCGGCTCAATCAACTCCAACTGCTCCACCCCCTCCAAAAACAATGCCTGACTGACTTCCGCCCAACTTATCACCACCCTAAACCGATACGTATAGCGCGCCCAGCACATCGTCAAAAACTTATTCTGCACCGCTACACGCACCGCATTCTCATCATAGCCTCGCTTGACTTTTACGCCAATCGTAAAATCAACATTAAACGGCGTTACTTCGCCCGGCACATCATTGGCAATCTCAATCACATCGCAGACACAGCGCACTTTTTCATCGTTCAAAGCGTTCAGCACGGCGGCTTTCAGTTCGTCATCAGGCTCACCGGATTGACTGGTAATCGCAACCCGAACCGTTCCAATCGGCACATCGCTTTTTTCATTATAGCCATAAACCAACGCATCTTTTGCACCTGCACTGAGCGCGTGAAACCGATACGCCGACTTCGTGCCTGCCGCAAACCGCTCTGGCGCAAGCCGAACCCGCAACCGCATTGCTTCATCGTCTTCGCCATCAAGGCGCACCACGCCCAACAGCCGTCCGAGTGCATCTAAAAATTCGCCCCGCGCATTATCTACCGTGTTCTGCAAACACGCATCTTGAATCGCCTCCCGAAGCAAACTCTCGCGATACGCCAAAATATCAATCAGTATCCGCTCTGGTGTTGCTGGGTGCAAGACTTGTCCGCTCAATCTCTCATACTCCGCAATACACTCTTCCAAAACTTTTTGCGGATTGCGCTCGATAAAATTCAACTGACTCATCCGTGTGTGATAGTCTCGTTAATTAAATTCGTGTAAGTGCCGGTCGTTTTTCCCGCAAGTTGCGAGGTCATGAGGGTTTTAAGTGCCATACCGCCGTCCATTGGTGCTGGTGTCCAACTCTGAAACCCACTGACCAACGCATCAACCGTTTCTTTCAGTTTTGCAAATTCACTCAAAAACTGAACGGCTTTCAACAGTCCGCCAAACTGGTTGCCGTTGAGCATCAAGGTGTTGGCATTACCCGGTGGCACATTCTGTTCATCATAAATTGCGCCCAAGACCACGCCCTCGTAGGCTTCGTTCAGTATCACAGCGACCGTCTCGTTCACTTTCGGCATGGCGTAGCACTTAAAGCGTTCTGTCGAGAGTTGAACCACAGGCAGAAAATCCGTTTCAATCTCTTCGGCAAACACTTTCACCCGTGCACGTCCTTTTGTGCCGTCTATGTCAATCACACGTCCGAAGCGTATCATGTGCGCACTCCTTCAAGACTGGTTTCATAGCCCGACCGTTCAACTTGGTGCTGGGTTTGTTCAACAACATACTTGCCGTCAAAGATGCCGAAGCCATTCAGTTCTATCGTCATGCCTGATAGCAGTCGGCTGTCGCCCGGCAGTGTAAGCTCGCAGTGTGTTTTTTTGCGGTTAGTTTCTTTCAAGCGTTCGCGTGCGCGTTCAGTGGCTTCGCTGGTTGAATCAATCCCGCTTTCTACGGCATACAGCACGGGCTCGCCCGTTCCTGCTGTGCCTTCAAGCACCTGTCGCGTCTTTGCATTAAACCCCCTGACCACACACCGTTTGTAAGTGCCGATGGCTTTGTCAGAAAATTGATACGATTTCACATCGCCGCGCCGAATCGTTGCGACTACTGGGCTATCATCTATCTGCCCACGAGGTGCGAAGATGAGCTCACTGCCTTCCACTTTCATAATGTAGCCGTAGCGTTTCGCAAGTCGGTGCAGGAACGCCATGTCGCTCTCGTTGCGTTGGGCTTCGAAGGCGAGTGTGCCGCCGATTTCTCCGATGATGCGCAAGCCGTGCCGTCCTGCGACCGTTTCCACGACCGCTTTCAAGGGCTGTTGCCGATACGAAGCCCAGCGTTTTTCATACAGTCGCTCCATACCTGACACTGCGAGTATCTCAATTCGCTCGCCGCTTCTATCGCCTGTGTAATTGACTTCATAAATCCGATACAGCCCGAAATCCCGCACCTGCTCGCTGTTTCCAAGTTTCAGCCGTAAGCGTTCTTCGGCTTTGGGAAACCAACTGCCGCGCCAGCGTCCGTCGCTATCTTCAAAGACCAATCGCGCCTCGCTTAACTGTTCGTTAAAGCGTTCTGTAATCCCAACGCGCAACAGCCGCTCCGACAGCACCCGCGTCGCCTCTACCCCCTCATACTCAAGCTCAAGCCTCACCATTCTATCCCAATATCACGTCCAATCACTTGAATTTCAACCTCTATCTCGCGCGCAATCCCTAACCCCGATGCTTGAAAGCGCGCATAAGCATCCATTCCTTCCAGCGTTCCAACTACATTAAACACGATTACCCCACTCTCTTTCACCACTTGCACCTTCGGCTCTATCGTAATCCCAGCATCTAACAACTTGCCGTCGTTCAGCACCTCGACCCACACTTCGCCATCAACCTCAAAGCGCGTCAGGTCTAAATAAAACTTAAAGCCGTATCCAAAATTCGCCACAATCACCAACAGATTCTCGCCTAAATACTCGAAGGTAAAATCAATGGGCATGTGGAACTTTCTGGGGGTTGTCATGGCTGATGAATCTGTCGTGCGCACGCGCCACCAATAGATGCGTCGTCTCGGTAAATTCACCGTGCGTGTGCGTGTTTCGCCCGTTGAACGATGCACCACCGTTTCCATCTGTGCGTCGGTTGCCACTTCCAACACCAGCTCCCGAAAGCACGGCGAAAAAAACCGAAACTCCACTAACACCTCACGCAACGCGTGCGTCGTATCTATCTCTGCATCAGGCAACGGCACAATCGGGTTAATCAAGTAAATCAGCCCATCGGCGTTGAGCGTGATGTCATCTAATTCGCTTGGCTTGCCGAGAAAGTTCAGCGCAAGTTTGATAGCGACTTGACCTTGGGCAAGGGCAGTGGAATCAATTTCTACGCGCCTGACTTCTACACGCGGGTCTTGCGAGAGTGCGTCGGCGATGTCTTGTGCCGCTTGTGCTAAATCCACAGGCTCATCAAGCCGATTGAGCAAGGCGTTGCCGAACTCTGGGCGCATCGGAATCGCGCCCTTCGGCGTAAACAGCATCAAACGCACGGCTTGTTCAAGGGCTTGCCGACCGCGTGCGCCCAATTCAATCGGCTCTTCGGGATTAAGGTTAAGAACCATGTCGCCTCCATGCAGGTTGCGTTTCTACAAAAACCTCCGTAGGCGTGTCTATCACAGGCGCAAACACGCTCACGCCCACAGGTAACGCCCCAAAAATCGGTAAGTGCGGATTGTGTGGCAGAATCTCCCCAAACCGCCGGGCGTCGCCATAGACCCGCTCGGCAATTAAATCCCATCGGTCGTTCTTAATGGTCTCAATCACGATAAACATCACTCCACCTCCACAACTTCGGGCGGATAGGCACGCCCATTGACGTAAGCAATCACAGGACTTTTCGGCATAAACGGCACAACCTTTTTCGGTTTCGGTTTCGGTTTCGGGGTCGGGGTTCGGCGTTCTCGCTCTACGGTTACAATCGTTTTCTCGGCATATTCTTTCAGCACCACATCGGCAGTGGCATAAATCGGTGTGCCGTCCAATGCACACTGCACCACAGTTGTCTCCACCGATTCAATCACATACTTGCCGTCGTATATTCCGTTTCCGAAGGTCAAGCGTCGCACCTTGCCGTCTTCGCACGCTGCGCGCAGTTGTGCTAAGCGGTCTTGTGGGTTGCCGAAAAATTGGTGAAAGGTCATTGTTATTGAAACGCTCCGAAGCCGTGCGCCCATCACTTGCAAGACTTCCTTTCCAAGCACGGTCTCGTGTGTGGCAAGGTGTTGGCTTGTGCTTTCGCGAAACTGTGTAATTCCTTCGACCATCAGAAATTCAATCTCGCCCAAGCGTGCGAAGACTGCCTTGCTTGCGCCTGCCATCGTCTCAAATTGAAGCCGCTCCGCTTGGGTTTGATTTTGAAGCCGCGCTCGCTCAAGCACCAAATACAGCGCATAGCCAATCCCTTGCCCTATCGGATTGTAAGCCACTTGCGAAGCAAGATTGATAGCGTTGAATATCATCGTGCGAAAGCAATCGTTTGGTTGCGTGTCTGAACTTGACCGACCAATTTCGCTAAATGGTCTTTGTGTTCATTGAGCATTTTAAGGAACTTTTCGGTCTCGCGTGCTTCGGCAGTTTGAATGGTTACCGTCGGCTGATAGTTGATTTGCAGTTCTGTGGGCAGGTAGCGACCGCCTGATTCGCTTGCTGCGCGCACTTGCATATTCTTGACGTCTTCTGCGCTTACGCCTTCGCGCATCAGTTCGTTGTAAGCCGTAACGCCCGTTGAAGCCACCATTAAAAGTGGATTTAATCGCCCGATAAACGACAAGACGCGCCCGCCAAGACCCAAGGCGCGCCCACCAAGACTGCTCGCACCAGTGCTTGCCGACGAAATCGGTCTTCCCATTGCATCAACCAAGAGCGGAGGTGCGCTTGCGCTGCTCGCACCAGCCCCGCCGCCTGAAATCAGCTTGCTCAAAAACGCTTTGCCTTTCATGGCTCCGAAGTATGTCGCCAGTCCGCTCCCGATTGCGCCCACAAGTCCGCCCGTCAGCGTCAGTTTCGGATTCTCCGACATCCACCCTGCCGCCTTGTCCCCAATAAAATCAAATATCTTCTTTTGAATCTCATTCAAGTCTTCGCCGGCTTTTGCTAAGGCGTTCTCTAATGCGCCCAGCATGGATTCCTTTTTGAGCGTCGCTGTGCCTTGCAACATTCCAATCACTAATTCTTTGTTGGCGCGCTCCGCATACCGTCGCCCATACTCCCGAAACGCCGAGACACCACCTTTGGAAAGCATTGCACTTACAAACCGCGCCCCCGTCTCTCCAAAGAGCTCCGACGTCACTTGTAATCGCTTCTCTTCCGAGAGCGTCTCCAACTTGCTTAATTCCCCCAGCGCGTTCTCCAATCCCAAAAACTTCCCTTGCTTATCAAAGAAGGTCATCTTGAAGTCCTTGCCTATCAATCCTTTCTTGCGGAGTTTGGCAAGTTCTTCGCTCACGCGAGGCAGCCGCTTGGCAAACTCATCAAAGTTTGAGCCTGCCAGCGACCCTGCTTGCCCCGCCTGTTTCAGCACGCCGAACATCGTCATCACATCTTTCGCACCCTTTGAACCCGTTAGTCCCAGATTCGTTACCGCCGACATCGAATACTTCAAACTCTCCGCTAATTCTTCGGTCTCCAACTCAAAGGCATACTTCGCCTTCTGCACATCATTGACAAACGCATCTACTTTTTCTTCGGGCAACTTAAAGGCATCAAGAAACACATTGACCTGTCCTGCGATTTTGATAAAGTCTTCATCGCCTTTGGCTTGCTTAATGGTTGCCAAATCGGCAACCGCCTTTAAGCCTGCCTTCAATATCACATCTTCTTTGACTTGTCCTTGCCGAAGCGTCGTGGCGACTTCCAAAAAGTTCTTGGCTGACCCTGCATAATCGACGCTCAACTTTTCGGCAAGGGCAACGAGTTTCGGGAAGTTCTCACTTGTCTTGCCCTGTGCGTTCATGAAGGCAACTGTGGCACGCGTGACGGCTTCCTCGTAGGTTTCGGCGGCTTTGAGCATTGGGGCAACAAATTGATTGTAGCCCACCATCGCGCCTGTGCCGAACATCACGCCGCTTTCCAAGCCTTTCATCATGCCTTTGCCAATCCCCGCAAGTGCCGCACTCGCTCGCTTGGCTTCTGCGCCAAATTGTTTAAGTTCACCCGATAAACGTCGTGTCGCCGACAATGCGCTCTGCGCAATACCGTCAAATACAACTTTGATATTGACCCTTGAACTCGACATCGTTCAATTTTAACCGTTGAGTCTCATGGAAAT